GGCAGTTAAGCTGTTGGCCCGAAGTGGTGGCCGTAACTTGCGTCCAAGCGCTCCAATCAGTGGTGGTCCAAGCTAGCCCAGAACCGCCGCACGTAACGATTTTTGTGCCGTCGTTGATGGCCCTAACCGGCGCAAACAATCCTTGGTTTGCGGTCGAAGGGTTCGGGGCAGTTGTCCAGTTCCACCACGTTGTCTGAGTTGAGTTGCGCTGCATCTCATACCCGAGGACGTACAGATCCGTTCCGAACTCAAGCATCGTGGCGGTCGAGTTCGTTGCCAGACCATAGGATGTCCATGTCTCCCCATCGGTCGAGGTGAGCACCTGACCATTGTTTCCGCCGGCGACGTACATACCATCACCATAACCAACCGAAAGATAGGTCACCGTGGTGGCCAAACAGTTTTGCGTATAAGGCCCATCGCCCTGTACTGGGGCCCCCAGCCAAGTGTAGCCATCGCTTGAATACCTGATATTCGACCAACGATTCTGGGCGGTGGAGTTATTTTGTTTCGACGTAGAAACCATCACCCACTTGTCATTTGCTGTGTTGGTAGTAATGTCGTAAATTCTGCGGTTCATCGCCGATCCACCGGCGTAAACATAAGAGATCAGGTCAGTAGAAGTGGCGACAAAATTCGACGCGCTGAAAACAAAGACGCCACTTAAGAAGTTCACATTTAGGAACTCCAAGTTAAAGTTCTTGCCCCAGCCCCAAGTGATGCCGTCAGTCGACGTGAATGATTGGCCAGACTGGGTTACAAGAACCCAAGTGCTGTTTCCAAACGCAACTGAGCTGAAATCCTCGCGGGAGAAGGTTGGGGTCGTAGTGGTCGACCATGTAATGGCGTCGGTAGACGTGACCACGGTTCCTTCAAAACCGGCAGCTACCCACCTTGTTCCATTCCCCCATACACCTTCAAGCTGAAAAGTAACGGTGGACGTACGCGCAGTCCATGTAATTGCGTTCGGAGATGTTGCGACTACGCCACCAACCCCAACGTACACATACTGGCTTCCATCCCAATGAATATCTCGAATTTCGCTGGCAGTTCCAGATGTCCGAGCCGTCCACGTGGTTCCATCAGGAGAAGTGGACAATGCCCCACCAACACCAGCGTAAACGTAGAGAGTGGTCCCATTATTCGTCAGGCAGTTAATGTGGCTAGTGGTTCCAGATGTTCTTGCCGTCCAAGTAGCGCCGTTTAGAGATGTTAGAAGTACACCACCCACACCACCAGTAATAAACAGGTTTGAGCCGTTACTAATGACGTCCCTCAGCTCGCTAACCGTTCCAGAAGTGGCAGCGCTCCACTGAGTAAAGCTCAATGCAGCATTTGCGTACGATATGAATCCGAGACCACCAGCAGCAACATAGGTGTTTCCGTTGCGGGCCACCCTTGGCGTAGCATTCGCAGTGGTGTACTGCATGTTGATGCCATACGTGGAGTAAATGACGCCATCCGTAGACGCTTGATAGGCTCCAAAATCACCCGCTATGGAAATTAGCGAAGGGGTGGCATGCGTTACATACAGAATAGAGGTGGTATTTGACGTGCCAACGGACCAAGAGGCCGCGTTAGTAGAGGTATACAAAACACCTACGTTACCCACGACGGTGTAAAGATTATTCGTGCCGCCGTAGCTAACATCGTACAGAATGGATGTCGTAACAGTCGTCTCTGCCGACCATTTGAAGCCGTCTGTAGACGTTCCAATACGGCCACCGTTATTTACATAAATCCACCTGCCGCCGCCATAAGTCATGCGCCAGATCGTACTGGTAGTGGCCTGACCCATATAACCCCATTGGGTCTGCGTAGAGAAGCCATCAGGAGCGTACCCAATCCGATCAAAAAGCGTTGAGTACGTAGATTTCGAAATGATGCTGCCGTCACACTTGAGCCACGTGGTTCCGGGGTAGCCTGTGGTAGTGGTTCCGGCCATGTACACCATGGTTCCAATCGGAGAACCACCTGCGGCTTCTGGAGAAACGGCCACCCAGTTGGTCCCGTTACTCGCTAGCACATAGCCAGAAGCGCCCGGGGCAATCCCGGCCACAGGCGATGTGCCGTTTCCAACAATGAGGCTGTTTGCCGTGAGGGTTGCTGCCCCGGTGCCGCCATTCGTCACGTCAACCGTACCTACTAACTCATCAGCGGGGACATTTGTCGCATTAGTTAGGTCTACAGCCGAGGGGATGCCAAGATTCGGAGTCACCAACAATGGCGAGTCCTCAAGCACCATCCCGCCACTACCGGTGGTGTTGTATCCAAGCGCTGTCGCAACACCGGTACCAAATGAAGTGATTCCAGTCCCCCCATGAGAAACCGCCAAGGTTCCTGACATGGTGAGAGTTCCAGCCGTCGTGATCGGGCCGCCAGTGAATGTTAGACCGGTCGTTCCGCCGTCAGCATCAACCGAGGTGACTGATCCAAGGCCAGCACCCGTAAGCCACGAAAACGACGACCCACTCCAATAAAGAAACGTGCCGGGTGTGGATGGAGCGGCAATGAATGATGTGGTATTGGGGCCCGTTTGATAGACGACCTGATTCGCAGTGCCGCCCGCAATCGCGTTTGCCACCACTGCGCCAGCTTGCGCCAAGACCGATACCGTTCCACCGCTGTCTTTATAAAACAGCTTTCCATCAGCAATGTTTATCGCGAGCTCGCCATCCGAAAGGTTGGTGGCAGTAGGCGCGTTGCCGGTGACGGTACTGTAATATAGTTTGATAGGGGTGTAGCCAGACTGTGCCATTTACATTCCTTTACGGTCCATATTTCCCTTGATACTCAGGCGACTGATCGTCCACCTCGGTCAAAGATACATCAGGTCGGGGAAATCTGATTGTGATTTTTTCGGTTTTTCTTGCGGGTAATCTGTACGGGTCAAACTCATCCGCGCAGCCGTAAGGACAAACCAATAAACCCGGAAAATTCGGGTCGTTTCGCATGATTGCGTGGGGGCGCTTCATCCTGCATCGATCGCATACCGCAATCGCGATGTCTGACATTCCCTCCGTGTCCAAGAAGATCGGCATCGCTACCTCGTATAGACTTGGATTCCGGGCGCAAGGTAGATTGGTCCGCGGTCACGCTCCTCCATCTCTGCCTGCAACAAGTACTTGTCAGCCTGCTGCTCTAGATACTGAATTCTTGGCAAATCCACCCCGGGAAGCTCTAAGGCCATCCGGTGCGACAACATCATCACAGTCGCCTCATACCACCTCTGCGGGATCTCGAGCTCACCAGTCAAAGATCCAACGTCCATGATCTGCCTCGAGTACCAAACCGTCATCTGCACAAAATTGCTTGACGGGACTGGCCACAGGTACACCGACGGCTGAGGAACTGTTCGATCAAACCAAAATTGATACGGCTGGTTTGCAGTGAAGTTCTTGTTCGGCAGGTTCGTGTAGTCATCGCGGTTCAAACGAGCCATCGTGACCTCTAGCGAATCATTGCCGAAGTACAGCTCACGAACTGACAGGGTTGCGCCGCCAGTTTCTCGCATACGATAAAAACGAGCTGTTGCGCCGGCTGGGATGTCATACCAGAGCCACTCATCGTTCACCCAAGCCGTTGCACCGGGCGTATAGAGGGTGTTCCAAGTAATTCCGTCATTGGACCACTCAAAGGTCACATTGAAGGTCCCAGACGTGCCGGGAAGCACTCCAATCGACCCAATGTAAGTTGGGTTGTCAGCACCGTAATCAACCGAGATATTCCCGTTCGCAGCGTTCTGCGTACAGATCGTATCCACATTGTCGTCAAAGGCGTTCTCAACGTTTCCGCCGGCACTCGAGGCGTAGCTCCCAGAGGGGCGCTCCATCTGCCTATAAAGGACGTTCAGGGCGTCATTTGCACCCAAGGGGAGGTCGTAGATGTATTTGTCAGCCCTCAGGCCGAAAACCTTCTTCTCAATCGCCCAGTACTGAATACCGATGTTGATCAGGTTTGAGAGCAGGAAATACAACGACTGACGTGAAGATAGAACCTGCTCAGAGGTCAACTCCTCAGCAAGCTTGCCGCAACGTCTCGCCCCATGATCAATCAGGGTTTGAACATCAATAACAGTCGTTCCTACGGTTCCTGAATAAGCCATGGTCACCAACCCGGGCAATTCCAACGTTTCATCGATGCGCGAGCTCTACTGCCCTTCTCGCTCTTCTCTGCTACCGGACCCATCCTCGCACAGAATGAATCCCTGCGCTTACCACCTTGAGGTTGTGGAGCCTTCAAGTTTGATCCGGTTTCACGATTGTACTTTTCCCTGCCTTTAGCCGTAAGACCAGCGCCTTGATCCGCTGGAAGCTTTTCACCGCGGCCAATCGCAAGGCTCGGGCCACCCTTTTTAAGGAGGACAGGAAGCTTGTCATATGCCTTTTTTCCTACATTTTTTTCGGTGAACTCTTTGGCCACAGAAGGCTCGATCCCAACCTTCTTTGCAAACTTTGGATTGTTCTCGGCGGCCTTCATGAGCTTGAACTGAGCTTTTGACTTGGCAGGCATTACGGGCCCTCTTTCACCAGAATGATGACGAACATCGAGGAAACAGCGTTGTTGTTCGCAGTACCGATCGCTGTTGCTTCAATCGTGGTCTTTTCAGGGACGGCCAGAGGGTACTCAAACACGTAGTTGGCCACACCATTGTTCAGCGTGGTGATCGCGGCGGTCATGCGGATGTTGTTAACACCACGAGTTAATAGGCGCCCCTGAATCTCGGTAGACCCGACCTCTTGCCCTGACGAAAATAGACCTTGAGACACATACCCCGTATACCCTGCTGGGATGGTGTAACTACCCGTAGTCGTGTTGTTGTAGTCCAGTTTGATAATGTCGTATACGGTCGCGGGCACGCCTGTGGTCACAGTACCCGTGCCAATGTAGATGTCACCCTCAGCGCTGTTGCTTGAGCCTGCGGTTGCCACATAGGCGTAGTTCACGCGAAGAAGCGAAACAGTCATCGTGACGGCTGTTTGTCCGTTCAGCGTGACAATCTCTGTGACTTCGTTGTAGTTTGCATCAAGGCCCTGCACGATCACCGTGCGGGCACCAGTGCCTGCGGCTGTGTCGTTCGCGCTCGTCGAACTGACAGTCATCTGCAATGCAGACGCAGGGAAAGTGATCAGGCTTTGCAAGGGCCAAACCGATACCTGAGTTGTATCTACATCAGCATTGAACCCAAAGACAGTGACATTTCTGTGGCCCTGAATCTGCCCGCGAGAGACTTGGAGCTCGAACGGCTCGTAAGCCCCTTGTCTCGTTACGGATGAGATGATGCTCATTTAGGCAATCCCTGCCTGCACAACAGAAAGAGTCACAACGCCGGTACCGGAGTTAACCAGCACTTTGATGGCGGTGATTGGGAAATTGATTGACCCATCCTCATTACCAGTCTTACTTGTGATCGACACGTCGTCGAACCAAGTGACAAGGTTTGAGGGGTCGTCATAGCTAAACTGAACTGAGTAGTTCACCGTCCCAGACACCACAACAGCGAAACCGATGCTCACCGGAGTCACGTTGGTGTTGATGACGATTGGGCTTGTTGAACCTGCACCCGTTCTTGTTACGGTCTGGACCTTCATCGTTCGTTCCTAATAGATGATGGGGGCCTAAGCCCCCACCGGTTTAGCACGAGCCGCCGTAAGCCTTTTTAACTACCTTAGGACCGTACTTCTCATTCGTGTCCTTCTTGGCAGCTTTCATCGCAGGTGCATTCTCTTTATCAAAGATCTTCTGCAACCTTCCCTGTGCAGGGGTCACCTTGCCACCGGTCTTATACGTACCGGCAAGCTCCGTGATGTACACAGGTTTTGAGGCTGGTTTACGGCCTTGGGGCATAGCTACGGGAGCGCCCTCGTCATTAACATTTCCCGTAGCGCGAGGCTTTTTTACATCACCTCCGGCCTTGTAACCACCCTGACCGTCAACCACACCGCCAGTTGCATAGCCGCCGCCATTACCCATCTTCACACCACCCGTTTTAGCAGGCGAGCGATCAGGTTTGGCTTGAACTACTTTGGTCGACTTGTGGGTCTTGGTCTTGATGATGTTGCCATCGTCAGCGTACTGCTCGTAGGTCTTGGTGTCACCCTCAACCATGCCGCCTTTTTTGTAGCCCCCCTGACCTTTGACGACACCACCGGTCTTCAGGCCCTTGTGAGCCTTGGACGCAGCCATGTCCTCATGCTTTTGAAGCTTAGCCTTCACGCGACCGATTTCCTCGGACTCGTTACGGATCTCCTTCTCGAGCTTGCCACCCTTCTTCATCATGGTGGCAGCAGTGCCCACAGGAGCCGCAGGAGCAGCACCAGAGGGT